TATATTTTGATGTTTCATCATCGACTGGTAGTAGTCCATGTTTTTTAAATCGCAATCCCAATGGACTTCCTAATGCTGATGCTAATGTATTAGCAGGACTACTTAATTTTTGATTTGTAGCTACATTTTTATTTATAAGTCCGTTAACACCTTCTGTATTAGGCGACATTAAATGTAGTAATTGTTGTTTAGCTATAAATGCAAGACCTTGAGGTCGTATCAACATTTTACCTAAACGAACTGCATCATTCAAAATACGATCGCCCATTACTAAAGGACCTCCTCGAGGAATATCTAGTAATGAAGATATTACACCTGCAGTAGTATCACCGAATCCCCAACGCTGTGGTTTAGATGAATCATCTTGCTGAATACCTCTTAATATGAACGGCGGTTTTGCATATCCGAATGGATCATATGCTTCATCACGTACTTTGAATTTATTGTACATGTCATCTATAGGAGATGATGTAGTATATGTATTAGCTAATCCACTATTAGATTTAGCATTAAATACAGTTTCATACCGATTACCGTCATGAAATCCAGTACGTTTAATATCAAACTCATGAGTCTCACCTTTTGGTCCAATTGGAAATTTTGTACCTGTACCTAATTGACTACGTCGAGTTGCAGTACCATAATCAAATATATTAAATGCATTACTAGATACTTTTGGTATAAAGGCATTACTTTGAAATCCAGCATTATCAAATCCTCGAGGAGCAACAGCACTAGTTAAATCACCCAGATCATAATTAAATCTTGTTTGTTCAACTGATTGTTGAGCTTGAAATCCGGCATTAGTGCCATACCATGATAAGTTAGATGTTAATTCACTTAATGCCATAATTATCGTCCATTATAAGTTGCGCGAGTTGTTCTATCAGCCGCTACTGCATTTGCTACTTGAGTTGTATCACGATCACCCCAATTAATAACTGCGACAGATTGCTTACCTAATAACTGACGTAATAAGTTATTAGTTTCGGTCATATCAGTACTACCACCATTATTAACAACTGTTTGAGTACCAGTACCTGATTGTTGAGCCATACCAATAACACCAGGCCCCATTGCTACTTCATCGTTTGATGTGCCTTGGAATATAGTACCTTCACGAGGATTAGCTACAATAGGCCCATTATTAGCGCCCATTGCTAAGTCACCAGTAGATTTAGGACTTAAAAATGCATATGCAGCTGCCCCAGCCGTTAACGCGATACCAGCTGCGACACCTAATGTTGCGGCTGACATACCAGTTACTTTTGCGACAGCTTCTGCAATTGCTAACCCTACGTTTTTAAGTGCTTGAGCTCCTTGGGCAATCATTGACTTTACTGTATTATTTTCCCAGAATGCTTTTAACTGAGCATATCCTGCGGCGAGTGCAGCTTGATTTGCGATTATAATTTGATAACCTTTTATTACGCCTAATGTAACTGCTAATGTAGCCATAGTAGTTCCCCAAAACGATAACTTTTCACCGCCGCCTGTTAGTAAATTATATATTTCTTTAAATCCCTGTATAGCTGTCGTAATCGGCCAAAACGCTGCTTGTATTATAAATCCTATAGTCTTAAATGCAGGAGTTAGTACTGATAGTACAGTACCTACAATTTCTGCTAATGGTATTAATGCTGCCATTAATTGATTTTTTATCGACTCAAACGCTGCTTCATTTTTCTGTAACGCTTGCTGATCAGCTAATTTTTGTTTTATTTGTTCAGCTGATAGATTATTAAGTTCTGCTGCTGATAAATTTAAACCGGACATTGCAGCTTTTTGGTCATCTGTTAAGTCGCCTAACTTTTCCTGTATTACTAATGACTTTTGAAGTTCATCTACTTCCATACCAGTTGCTTCAGCTAGTTTCTTTTTCTCTAATACACTTAACTGATTAAATTCAGCTGCACTACCAACGGCCGATAAAACTTCTTTGGATGCGCCGGCTATATCTCCTTGTAATGCTAACTGACGGGCCATATCTAAATCAATTTGCCTGCCAGATAATGCCTGAAATTCGAATTGTGCTGATAAACTCGATTCTATATCTAAAAGTTTATCAGCTACCTTAGACATGGTACTTAAACTCATTCCCATCTTCGCAGCTTCAATAGCAGCATTTTTTAATGCCGTAACATTACCACCGAAATATTTAGATGTAGCAGAGGCATTTTCGCTAATATCTTTTGTAACAGCACCTACATTAACACCTGCCTTAAGAGCTTCAGCAGCTAAGCTCTGTTGCGCTTCATATGCATCACCCGCCGATGCCCCCATGGTCATAAATGCATTATTAACTTGAGCTGCTTGTTGTGCTCCATATCCAAAAGACTTTCCTAGGTCGGCTACATTAGCAGCTTGCTGACCTGTTAACATAGCAGTAGTACCAAATGCCTTTATAGTTTCTTGTTGTACATCTAAAATATCTTTTTGCAATGCTAATTGATTACCATAACTAGTTTGAGCATCACGCGCTACATCTGCTATTTGTCGAGCTTGGCCAAAGGTTACTCCAGTTTCTTTTGAAAACTCTTCAGCTTCTTTTGTTACATCTGATAGTACTTTATATAAAATACCAACAGCAGCTACTACGCCTAACATACCTAATTTACCACCCGATAAAATAGCATTTTGCATTTTTTCTGATAATGTATCTAGACCCAATGCATCAGATAACATTTCACCGCCTGGTACTGATTTCATAAAGTCGTCTAGACTTTTTTGCATTGAATCTAAACTACTCGCAGCTGCACTAAAACCAATTTTTGCTATCGGATTTTTACTAATTTTATTTACAGTTTCTAATTGTTTTAATAAATTATTAACAGCATCTTCCATTTCCGGAACTTGTTCTTTAAGTTGCTGTAATTTCTTTTTTTCTAATTCATATGACTTATCTGTAAGCGTTGCTATTTTCGTTAACGGCTTGATCATTTCTTTTTCTAAACCGACTATTTCGTTAATCGCATCTAGACGATCTGCTTCAATCTCTTGAATACCATATAACTGATCAACTTCTCGTTTTAACGCATCTATATTTTGTATAGTAAGTGTCAGAATTTCTTTACGTATTTTTCGTACATTTTCTTCATTCAGGCCTAGTTCTCTACTAAGCTTTCCTAAATCTGTTAATAGTTTACGTTGGTCATCTGATATTGACTGTCCCTGATTTGTCATACTTATTTTTTACAGTTCGGTAAATTTGGATATTTTGCACAAATATTATCAATATCATTTTTTATCATTTTATAGTTTTGATAAAAACTTGCAAGTCCAGCTTTTAGTTCTGGGTCATCTTTTTTCATTTTTTCTAGTTCGCGCATTCCATCTCGAAACTTACCACCAAGAAAAAATTTAGCTAGCAGTGATATTAATCCTTCATTGAGATTAATTTGTCGTAAAGCCTTTTGTTCTAACTTGTTCATAGATATCCTATATTTCTAATAAATATCTATTAACGTCTAATGTTAGGTTTTTTGCTTTGTTTAGATTTAGCATCACGCATGGCCTTTTCATGTGCCTTCTTTTCTTCAGAATATATATGTTGTATTTTTCTTACATAGAAATGCCGTAGATATACAGGCATATTATATACATCTTGATAAGTGAAACCTTTTCCATGATATATCAAGTCAAATACTTGATCATGTAAATGAACTTTATAATTTTGTGTCAGGCCAAAAAAAGTCCAGTCCGATGGTAAACGTACGACGAAAGGGCTCTCCATCCTCCTCATCAACAAAATCATATGACAAGTCAATGTCAGGAGTAACTGTTTTAAGATAGTTACGTACGGTACGAGAATCAATAGCTAATAATTCAGTATCAACAAATTTACGTATTTTACTTTGATCACGTTCGCCATCCAAAGCAACTATTACATGTTTAAGCATGGTAGTCAATGTGGCATCTTGTTGCTTGAGTTTAGCTAAACCCTTAAGTTCCGTTTCAATTTTCTTTTGTATGCGATTAGTTACTAGCTGTAATACTACTGTACGCTTACTAGCTGGTAATGCAAATTCAAATTCAGGATTACCTCTGGTATACAATGTCTCATCAATTTCTTTATCTGATAATTTAGTTAAATCAATTGATACTTTTTGAGTAGCGCCCATAGGTGTTGTTATTTCAGTTTCATAATCTTTACCGTAACCTAAAATACGAGCTGCTACCATTATGGCATTTTTATCACCAATTAATAAATCATCATAATCAACAGGCGTTACAATTAACGATTGAAATAGTTTATCCAATACTACACCTTGCTTGATATAACTTTGATTGGTAAGAATATCTTCTTCTTTAGCCGTCATGTATTTCATTTCAATTTTACCATCAGCTAATGGATGACCTTCTGGATATACTAATCCACGGCTAGGTAGTTCTACTATTTCTGTAGGGAATGTAGATTTAGCAGCTGTTGGTACACTTGGATTGGAATTGGTATATTGGGCAATTGCGGCCATCTTCAATTCTTCATCTGTCATTTGGTGTTGAGGTTTGGTTGGATACTGATCGTTAACTGTTGGCATATTTTCCTTTTATATAACTTTATTTATTATAAATATTAAAACTTATTTTTTTGTATGACGTTTCTTCTTTTCTGTAGCTTTTCGTTCGGCTGTATCTTTAACGCGTTCTGCTTGAGCGAGAAGATCTGCCGTAGCAGCTTCTATTTCAGGATCATCTTTAAATTCTTTACGTACAGCTTTAATTGCATCAAATAATTTTCTGCCATATAATATAGCTGCTAAACTAACACCTATTATTGTTCCTAATGACTCATTAATTTGAGTACCGTAATGTTCTATCGGATCTACGTTCTTTTTCATTTTATATAAATATTCGGATAGTAAAAATCCCACCGGAGTGGGACTTTACATAATATATAAATGCAATTAGAATTGCAATATCGCGTAATCGTATTTCAAAGTAAGCTCAATAGTTACTGGATCTTCAGTAGCCCAATCCATGTCTCCAAAAGTTGCTGAACTAATAAATGCTCCTTTCAGAGTCCATTCTTCAACTTTATCTCCTACTGGACCTAAACTATTGAAAGTGATGTCTTTCTTATAAAAATCAGAATAACCATCGCGGCCAGTTACTGATTCATGATGTAAACGTACCCATTCCATTACAGCCTGTGCTCCTGATGGAACAACTGGATCATATAAAGTAATAGTTACGTCCTGCCATCTTGACTTTCCTTTCAATTTACGCTCAACGTTGATATGATCTAAAATGACTTCACCTTGGTCAATGCTTGGTCGAGATGCAGCTTTAATTAAATATGATGGAATACCTTCCACATACATAATAAATCTATTAGCCATTTTAGGCTCATATGCTGTATAAAAAATCTCATTCGGTGATAATAATTCTGCCATTTTTTTATTCTCCTATTTCTAATAAATATTACTCAACTACTATTCTGGGAAAGAAGCACCAGTTGGCATAATATTAAAGTCTACAATGATAAATTCAGCAGTCTTAGCAGGTTGCAAGAATATTTGTCCACGCATTTCATTACGGTCAATTACATCTGGAGTATTAGTGGTTTCATCCATTACTACTTTAAATGCATATAATCCTTGACGTTGCTGAATGTTTTCAAAATATGGATTTGCAATGCTTAAGAATCTGTTACGGGTTGCTGCCGTATTATTTTCAAATACCAAATACTTAGTAGTTGATGCAATAAACTTCTTAGCAGCGATTAATAATCTACGTACATTTACACGATCCAATGCAGATGCTTTCTTTTGAAGAGTCTTTTGACCAAATACAACTACTCCACTATTTGGGAAGGTTGCAATTGGGTTTACAGCAGCTTCATATAAAGTATCACGATTAGCATGAGTCAATTTACGTTCAGTTTGTACAGCGATATCAATACCGCCACGATTTAAACCTGCTGGTGCAAACCATGGAGCAGCTACTCTGTCATTAAATGCATATACGCCTGGGATAACAGTAGATGCTGGAACCCAAACATTTTTACCTAGATCAGCATCTGGAATTTTGATCCATGGCCAATACATTGCAGCATAATTAGTATCACGAGATTCTGCTTTAGTAACAGCTTGACCGATAGTTTGAGCAAATTCAACCGGGTCATATACTAAGAAACAATCTCCACGACTTTCACACATGTTAACGGCTTCAGTTAATACAGTAGCATGACTTGTAAAGTTATCAACTAATCCTGGTAATGTTAATAAGTTGATATCATATTCATCTTGATTCTTTAATAAACGAATAGCATCAATATAAGCATTTTTACCGTCATTAGCATTTGCTAAATTAAATCCTTGAGTATTTGTGTTTTCAATAGTTTCATAAAATGCTTTTGGATGCGTTTCATTACCATTACTACCACCAGTAAATGATCCAGATGCAATTGCTGGAAGACTACCACTTGCAGATCCTACACGTACATTACCATTTGCATCTAAATAATTAATAGTATTTTTATGTACAGTTACACGAACATATTTAGAACGATTACCAAATGATCCTGACAATTGCAAGAATGGATCTAGACCACCACCATCGACTATTGTATATGACTGATCTCCAATTACACGAGCTATATAATTTGGTGAATTTGGATCTAATGTTAAATTATTATATTGTTCTAAAATAACTTTACGATTGCTAGTATCATCACCGCGACGTAAAATTAAATTAAATGTACCTTTAGCATTGCTTTTACTAGTAACTTCCCAACGTATATTATTAGAAGTACCATTAGGTAATATATTATTTACGCCCTCAGTTCCACCACCACTATTTTGGTCAGACCCGTCTGATAATGTTGTTAATGTAAATACGTTTTCGGATGTAGTAGTATTAGTACCTCCGCCCATTGTAAAGAAATTAGTATTAAGTGTACTACCAAATGACTGAGGTGATAATCCTGATGCTGTTGCAAATGTAACACCATTTGGACCAGTACCAGCACTAGAACCAGACAAAATTAATGTTCCTGCAGTGTTACTTGCTACTATACCAGATAATACAGTATTACTATTAATTTCAGTTACTAGATTACCAACCGTAGCTGTAATGTTTGCACCTAATTGGAAAAAATTAGTTAAACCGTTTGATGCATCAACATTTGGACTTGTTTGTGCAATAAATTTAATTGTATTTGTTCCTTGTGCAATACGGAATGTTTCATTTTCTATGTTACTAACTAATGTTAACGACCCGGATGAAAAAGTTAATCCTGATGCTACAGCAGTAGTAGCAGTAGATGTTGCCGGACTAAATGCCCCAGCTAATACACGTACTACAGTTAATGTATCTGCATATTTCAAATACTCTTGTGCTGCGTAATTTGTTAAATATTTATATGATTGTTCACTTGCGCCAGAACCACTAGTAAATACGCCACCAAATGTTTGTAAAAATTCTGAATAGCTACTTACTGTAGTAGGAATACCGGCTGGTCCTTTTTGTGTAGGACCGATAACAGCGGCTCCAATTGCGGCAATACGTGAAGGTAAAAATGATTGATCGACTTCATTGGTAAATACACCAGGCGATACAATTTTTTCTGCCATGTTTTACTCCTTAATTAATGTTACAGTTTATTAATAAATATCAGAGTAAAACGTCAAACCGTTACTTATTTGGAATAAATACTCCACTCTCAATATCAACTGTACCTGAACCGTATTTTTTATTAAGTTCCTGTACTAACTGTTGTTCATCGGCACGTAATTGTATATAATTAGATTGCAATGCGTGTTTTTCTGACTCTAGTTCTTTAAGTCTATTTGTCAATGTAAATGTTTCCAATTCATTTTGACCTAAATCTAAAACTAATGTAGTATTTTTATCACGTATAGTTTTAATACTAGCTAATTCTTCTTCTGTAAACTTTATTTGATCTTGCATATAACTTTTCCTTTATTATAATTATGCACCGTCCCAGTCTGCATCTGCATTAAATGACTCATTTTCTGAACCAAATACAATTCGCTTAATACTATATCTTTTCTGTAGACTTGACCTACGTAATTCATATGGCATTAACAAAGTAGCTTTAACTGTTAATGGTAATGTGGCTCTTACAATACGATCTTCGCCTGGTCCTGATGCTGTTTCAAATGTATAATCTTGTATAAAGGTTGGAAACTTCCAAGTAGTACCCCAGGCAAACCCACCAGTTGGCATTATTTGTTCTACCATACTATTAAGTTGTTCTGTATACTCTGCCCATAATAATAAATCGTATGAAACCTCAACATATTCTGGTATAGAAGATACATATAATTCCCGACGTGGACGAGTACCTTGTAGTACAGAAAACCGATCATATCGATTACGTTTTGTATAAGGATTCTCAAATGTCAATGTGTTACGTGCATAATCATTATCAGTCTCTGGATTCCAGTTAACGTCTAATTTTTTAAGCATGTCACGTTCTGTAATACTGTTACGTTTTATGACAGCCGCTGGAGTCATTAGTTTATCACTTACGTCATACATATAACCACGTTCGCGTATTTGTGCCCATTTTTCTCCGTTAGCATAAATAACTGGTACTGGTATTATATTATTGTTTTCTATTATTTGTAGTTGTATAATATCAGATAAATAACTAATAATAGCATTATCAACATCATAAATTGTACATTTCGGTGTTTTAATAGTATCGTTATCACGACGGATTTCTGCGGACCTATCAATCTCCTGATTACGAGTAAATGTGCTATATGTTTTATTTAGTTTTGGTTTACTCATAAATTCCTAGGTTTATAATTTGTTTTATTGATGCCAGTACGCACTGGTTCAATATTAATTGCATTTATACGTGTCACATGACCTTCAAAAATTACAGATATATCCATACCAAAACTACCACGTTCGCCAGTAGTGACTCCAAGATCAGTTTTTTCATCTTTACCGGCAACATAATCCTGTGCATTATTTTGATTATCTAATTCATAATATTCACCGTCCCATCGTAATATATCACCGACTTGTATAACAATGTCTTTATTTTCTAGGTCTGGTTTAAAGAATGCAAATGTAGCAGTACGTTGTATATCAATACCAAAGTCATCTCCAGAACTTGTACGACTATCACGTAAAATTAAACAATTCATACGTGTTGGCCGATAATATGTTTTACGATCTGCTTCTCCATATAAGTTAGTATCGGTATTTTGTAAATTAAGTTTATATAGAAGTACTTCTGTATCTATATATTTGTTAATTAGTTCTCTATTAACACTACGAAATAAACTCATATCACGGGCACTTCCAAACAACGCCATATGTTATCCTATATAAATTTTAAGTGGCATTTTCATCATTTGAGATTGAAGAGCATCTGCCTCAGCTTGCTTGCGTTCTAATTGTGCTTGACGGGACATGCTATCTAACATTTCTTTAAGTTCAGTTACTAATGCATCTTTTTCTGTCTGGGCAGCACTTAATAAATCAGTGCCGTTAAGTGTTATTTCACTATTAGGAATTGGAATAGATGAATACTTACCACGTACATTACCTAGCATTTCTTTAGATAGTGCCGCGGCATATTTACGTATCCATTGACGACCTACACTATTAACATTTTCATATACTACATTTTCATACGGTACATTTGAAAAATCAGAAATATTACCAGTACTTCCTTTAAGTGGATTACTACGATCTGACTTAATAATATAATCAAAGTGTACTTTTGTAATAGTATTAACTAATGGTACCGGAAATATACGTAATCTGTTATTTGATATTTCGAATGAATATGCTGAACGACGTACTGTATCATTGAATTCAATTGCCTGTAAACGTAGTAGATCGGCATATATCGGCATCATCATAAACGATGTACCTGGCGAGTAACTTCCAAATCCGAATGCATCTAACATTTGTTGAGTACCTATACCAGTACCAATAAATGGGTCAAAGAACCGTACTAAAGCTGGTGGTGCTTCATGATATAAACGTTTTATTTCAATTGCCGTAGTCCCCGGTGTACCGGATTCTAACGACACTACACTTGGATCGGATAGGTCGTATATTTGTTTACCACTTGATAATGTAACACTACCTGTACGATACGTTACATTACCTCCAGATCCAGCTTCGACACCATATTCATTTGCCAGTGATATAATACCACCTAAATTTGGTGATACTGTTTTACCAGTTAAATTACTTCCAGTACTAGCACCGTATAAATTTAACATGTTGTCTCGTATATTATATGCATTAAGTTGGGCACCGTATTCTGTAACAGCTTCTTCGAAACATGTATAAAAATGTAGGTCTTGTAATTCTACTTCACTGAGAGGGAATCCTAATCTTTTAGCACACCAATCTGCTATTTTATCAGCATCTTGTTGAAAATCATAGTCATGATCATAAAACCCGAATGGTGTATTACCGGGAAAAAATGACGAACTACCAGGCCATATAGGAATATTAACTGCCATGTATTACCTTTTTATATAAATATGTTACTCGCAAATTCCGGTATCTATAATAATACCGTCCTTATCTATTTGTATGTAAATACCGTACGGAGCTTCCGTGTCATCGTATACACTATAATATAAATTATCACCGTTAAATGGAATAGTCAATGTAGGCTGTGTATATATTATTGAAGCAATAGGAAATGATACATCATCAGTATAATACGGGGTAGGGGTTCGTGACAGCCCCGTTGCACATGCAGTACTAGGCCTGTCTGCTGCAGGGTCAGATAGATATATAGTGTAAGCGTTTATTATAGGATCTGGCGGTCGTATGAATGCAAAAGGCGTAAACATTTTTAAAGTAGATTATTAATATGACTTACGTATACCGTTGACGCGTCAAATGCTATAAATGTCAATATGTCCACTTCATTTGGCCCTGATGATGGAATATATGGCGACTCATTTGACTGTTTTATCTTACCAGCAAAAGTTATAGTATTACTTCCACCCATAGTAATTTTTAAATTTACAGTTTGCCCTGGTGAAAAATTACTAAGGTCAATTTCGGTAGTTTCGCTAGCGCTTAGAGTTAATGTGAAGAAATTTGCGAGAGAACAATCTAATATAGTTTTTCCGGCCGGCGTAACAGACCATACATTACCATATAACTTACCTGTCACTGTTGTTGCCGGTAATGATAATTCACCGTCACTATTTGCTGAGATTTTGGTCTGTCCGCCTGCATTAATGAAATAAACAGAACCACTTCCGACATATACATCTTGCCAAGCCTTTAAAGGTGATCCTAAACTATGACTAGATATATTATTGGTATACGGGCCTCCTGGTACTACTGCCCCAGTTACTGTTACTTCACCTATAAAATTTGATGTACCACTGACAATTAACGATGAACCACTAACGATCAATGATCCGGACAATATAGTACTTCCACTTACATCCAATGCAGCTGTCGGTAATTTATTAATACCAAAACCTGTCGTTGCTACGTAAGCTTTTGGTACATCGTTACCAGCTTTCAATTCAATATATTGACCACTTTCAGCTGTACCTATTTCTAATTTACCCGATGTGTATCCCCATCTAATAAATGAACCAAAATTATCAGTCGGTGATCCGAATACAATACCACTAAAGTTTGCATCTGGAGCTAACATTGAGAGATAGTTAGTAGTACTATTTTCAATAGTCAATACAGTTTCGCTAGTAGCACTTACGGTACCGGCTGAGCCTTTATGTATATGTAGATTTGAATCCGGAGCAGTTATACCGATACCAACTAATCCATTTGTTGTTATACGCATTCTTTCAGTAGCTTGACCGGTACCGAAAGTTAAAAATGCACTTCCTGTATTAGTAGCTAAACTAAAATTTAATGAGTTATGAGTCCAAGCTAATCGAGCTGATGATCTATGTACTTCACTTCCAAATCCTACGCCTGATTCAAATCCGGTACTACTTAAAATAGATAAGTATGAATCACTCCCGCTATTTTCAACAACAGCTAGTGTTCCGGAGAAGGTTGAACTGTTAGTTACTGACCCACTTCTGACATGAAGTCTATATAGAGGAGCAGTAGTATTAATACCTAGTCCAACGTTATTTCTTAGATACATTGAACTAACTTCATTACCTGTCAGAAAGTTTATATTATCACCGTCATTTGCTGTTCCGATACTCATTAAATTATTATCTTGATTCCATCTAACATAGGCACCTAACGGATCCGGTCCACTACCTAAATGTAACCCTGAGTTTTGACCATTTGGTGATAGTACAGTTATATATGCATGAGTATTATTTTCAAATGTAGCTATGTCACTTGCTAAAACGGCTACACCTGATGAACCTTTTACGACATGTAAATTACTTCCAGGTGATGTCGTACCTATACCTAAATTACCAGAAGGAATTATTACAGCGCCTGATGCACTGACGGTTAGCCGTGTAAATGGAATACCACCTGGATTACCCGTACCAAATATAATATTTTGATTACCGAGGCCAGCATCTCTTGTTCTAATACTTAACGTATTATCACTTTGAGGATATAAAGTACTCCCTTGTAATGTAGGAGCAATAAATGATGTTAATGCATTTACTACTCCACTAGAAAGTATATTAAGTACGTTACGCTGTCCACCAACGGTAGCATTTAATCTGAATACTATACTTCTATCAGTATATTCATTAACAATATAGAAATTATTTCTGTTAGCCCCGGTTATTAATGGCAAGGAACCTGAGAATGCTGCATTTGGAGCACTCATACCAGATCCACTTCTTTCCAAATACAAATACGCAGAAGCGCCAGTATAAGTAGCAGTACCATTATAACTTATTGGGGTTAGTCCGGTGCCTCTATCAAAAAACGTTAGTCGCGGTGTTTTATCAATTGTATCAGCTGCTAGTATTATATTAGCATTCGCCGCATTATTTAAGTACTGCTTGCCATCAAATACCATTGTCGCATCATTTCCGCCTTGTGATATCACATGTATTGGATATAATGGATCTGTTAATGTACTACTATCAAATCTACCAATACCTAAACGTAATTGAGTTGATGCATTATTTAATACCACATTACCAGTGAATGATGATGTTCTATTATTATTAATTGTCAGTACATCTGTTGAACCAGTTTGTATAGTTAATATAGTACCAGTACCGTTTTGAGTGACACGTAAAGTTGTATTTATTGATCCTGTTTCTATGATAAATGAACCACTTATTATCTGATTACCGGTAAATGTATTAGATCCGGTAATAGCAAATGAACCAGTTTGATTATTTACTATAAAACTCGATGTCATTGAGTTTAAAACATAATTAGGAGCAAATGATGCAGTAACTGCATTTGTAGCCCATGACGAAGTGCCTAATAAACTACCGGTAATATACTCCGTAACAGTTAATGAACCTGTTATTATATGTGTAGAAGCACTACTAAATATTTGAGTATCATTCAAATGATCACCACCGTCAGATCTAGGTATAAACCATTTTGATAAATTAGGTTCGTCACCTAATACCCCTGTATTCCTAGGACCGGCGAGCAACATACCCCCGGAATATGTAGAACCAGATACATTTTGATATACCCAATGATTATGTAACGAGTCCCAAAGTAAACTAGCGGTTGCTAGATGAGATAATGAACCAGAATCATATACTACTAATCCACCAAAACGTTCAGCTGGTTCGGCTATGTTAACTGATATAGTATTTGTACCTACGTCTAATTGTGATGCGGTTACATATGTATACGATGCTGTACCAATAACGTTCATATTACCGGTAATACTTAAATTTCCAGTTAATTGTACGTTTTGTGTTAATGCATTTATATATGACGCAGTTAATGCGCCTGATACTATCATTGATGACGTTACAGAATTCAGTACATAACTACCAGTAGCCGAAGTTAAGTTATTAACTTGTGTTTGTATTGAGCCCGTAAATATGTTAAATGAAGCTGTTCCTACTAATACAGATGTATCTATTGTCGGAACATTAATTGCATAACTAGCTGTTACGGCATATGAACTGCTTAGTACAGACATTGAAGATGTTACAGAATTTAATACATAACTACTAGTAGCTGAGTTTAGACTGTTAACTTGAGTCTGTACCGAACCGGTATATGAATTAAATGACGATGTCCATGCTGTAAACACTGGGTCAGATTCTGTGACAACTGGACCTTGTGGTCCCGGCGATGTTACTATTACAGTATTACCTAATGCTTCTGTAACCGAAACGTTATTAGGTGTTTCTTCTATAACAGTTATGGTAGGAGTCGTGGCCTGTGTGATTTCAATAACTTGAGTAACTGGATGTGAAACTGTTATTTGATTATGTTCACTATCAAGTACTACAATGTTATTTTGAGTTGTATTAAGATATACTCTATTATCATGACTCATCGAGTAACTTCTTTACTTAACTTAACTTGTCCTTCCAATAAACGTGTCACTGTACCGCCAGTATATATTTCTAAGTCGTATCGCGCGGTATCAAATGTAAATGCTGATGACGTAGCAGCTGAAATATAAATTCCAATACTTCCGGACTGTGTTGGCGTTATGCCATTACTACCGGAAAAATCTAATCCAGTACCATCGGCCCATTTACTACTTGATAATATAGCATATGTCGTTGGATTAGCATCTGCATAATCTGAACGTATTAACATTCTACCGGAATGTCCTGACAAATCAATTGGATTATTATTAGGATCCTTGTATTGCACTTCTAAGGTTAAAGTAGCTCCTTGTTCAATAGTAAATGAATATTTTCCTGCTGCCATAATATCTCTTTCTAATAAATATTGATTACCAACAAACGAGCATAACTAATCCATCTCCTCCTTCGCCACCTGGTCCGCCAGTAGTTCCAGCTCCACCACCACCACCACCACATCCAATACCACCCTTACCGCCATTACCTCCAACACCAGAAGCATTTCCAGCACCTCCAGCTCCTGGTAATGAAAAGAATGTTGGTTCAAAAAGTGTTATACCATCTTCTCCATTTGCTCCTGCAGATGCTCCTCCTAATAAATTTCGACTCCATATAGAGTTTACAGATGTTGTAGGAGCAAACACATTACCACCATTAAAAGTTACACCACTTGATACTCCTCCACCTCCAGCTCCACCCTGTGGTCTTCCTACAAATGGAGCATTGTTACCTCCTGCTGCTAATCCACCATTTTGTCCGCCTAATGTGGCTGGCTGTGCAAAATTACAAAATCCCATTATTCCAGGCTGGTTGGCAGTCGTTGATAAGGTAGCTGCAGCGCCTCCAAGACCAGCCGCAACTGCGGAACCTACTCGACCGGTTTGCGTACCAGTAAGAGAAGAATTAGGAAAAGCATAATACACACGATTTATATTCAAGCTTGTTTGTCCTACCTCTTGATACCATAAT